CAGCGTTTAAGGTAGAGAACGGAAAGCACTATCTGTGGATGCGCGATCCGGGCCCGCGTAACGAGACAAAATGGTACTGCTACGAGGACCATATGCAGGGGCTGATTAAGAAAATCTGGGTCGGAATCTCTGAGCCATATCAGACGCCGCGGGAGCGGAAGTTGCAGAGGATCAAGACCTTAGCTGTCAAATGCTCGTGGCCACAGGGCACCGGAAGGAACAAGAAGGGATATCCGGAAGGCCATGCCAAGAAGATCTACAGGAAGTCACTGGATAAGGCGTACAAGGATCGGTCCGGGTGGAGACATCAGACAAGGGTCGGTGCGTCGTGCGACGTCTTTGTGGGGACGGTGGTACGGGCATCCGGTGTGGACAAGATGTTCCCGCGCGGGTGCGACGATATCCTGGAGTACATGCGGACGAGCCACGCGAAGAAGAAGTGGAATGAACTCTCGACGCGGAAGAGATCCAAGATCCCGGACGGAGCTGTTATCTTCCAAATCTACGAGTCAGGAGCAAAGCACATCTTAATAAAGGTAGGGAAGCGTAAGATCGCAAATGCGCACTACGTTTCCAGGACATTCCCAGTGATCGAGAAGTATTCGCGCAGGGTCCGGAAGGAATCCGGATGCAGAGTATTCAAGGTCTATGTTCCAAGATAGGGGGTGTGCGATATGACAGAAGGAATTATGATAGCACTTATTACTGGCGGACTTGCAGTTCTCTCGAACATGTTAGTCGCCTGGGCGAACGGCTCAAAGACATTGTATAGGATCGAGCAGTTAGAGAAAAAAGTCGAGAAGCACAATAATTTGGTTGAGCGGATCACGATCCTTGAGCAGAGCGACAAGACGCAATGGCTGCGTATCGACGAGATCAAGTCGAAAGTATCTTAGCCCTTTGCAGGGGAACATTTCATTAAACTCCTTTTATTAATAACCAGTGGAAGCGGAGAGGGTCGCCGGCAGGCGGCTCTTTTCGTCGTGAGGATTTTACAACTTTTTTACAACTTTTGCAGAGAAGAAACGGGAATATTGCAGAAGAGTGGAGAAGAGCAGAGAAGGATAAAAAGAAATGAGAGCCTTGAAATTTCAATGCTTCAAAGCTCTCAATCCCTTGTAATTGGTGTTCCATGACGGGCTCGAACCGCCGACCTATTGGACCATAAGGAATGCTGTGATTCCAATGGTTCGAGCTGATTTGACCATATTATTTTACGACTTTTATACATCTAAAAATCGTAATGGAGCATGTCGATTGCTTCTCTCTGAGTCTCCGGACGGACCAGGGCGTAGTGTGCCGCGGTGACTTCCAGGGACTTGTGTCCCAGCAGTTTCGATGCGACTTCCAAAGGGACTCCGCACCGGCAGAGCTGGGTGCAGAAGGTGGATCTGTACGCGTGGATGTGCTTCTGCTCTACGCCGATGCTCTTATAGAATCGCACCATGGCCCGGCGGACATTCGTGTAGTCATACGGATATCCGGAAGTGGTCGTGAAGATTAGGTCGGACTTTGGGATCCCTTCTGCCTCGTGCCATCTGCGGTGATTCACATATGCATCAGCCAGCTCCTTGTGCATGGGGATGTCCCGTGCTGATCCAAACTTAGGGTCCTTCTCCTCGCCTCGATACATCTGCCTTCTGACGTGGATTACGTCTCCCTCGATGTCGCCGTATTTTAAGCCGAGAGCTTCGGAAATACGCATTCCCGTATAAAGTAACACATACACAAGAAAACACAGCCTGTGGCTCGAAATGGAGCCCAGGATGGCGTGCAGTTCCTCGTCGGTCCATACGATGATCGAGTCGTGCCTGGATGCGTCGCGCTTCTTTGGGATCTCGACAGCGGCCAATACATTGTCTGCGTAGTCATTGCGGACCATCCATTTGTAAAAAGCCGACATGAATTTGTGGATGTTCCGGAGATTCTGCTGTGATACATCGAGACCATTGTAGAATGCCTGGATATCCGCAGCCCTCACGTCCTTCGCAGGAATGCCGGCAAGGGAGCTGTCCTTGATGTGTGTCCGCCAGCTCTGCTCGTATCTTGCCTTTGTGCCCTCAGCATACTTCTGAGATACCCGCAGGACGTTAGTCACATAATCCTCAGCTCGCTCGCCGAAGGTCGTCACATCCAGCTCGCGCTGCTTCTCATGCCTGGCCCGCTCTTGTTCCCTGATCCATTCCGTATACTTGTTCTCCGCATCGCCTTTTGACCTGCCAAGAAACTGCTTCTTTATTGGAACACGCTTGCCATCCTCGATCTTGTGTCCGACGGTCCGCGTGATCCGGTAATACTTCTTACCGTTGATCTCTGTGTTTGTCTTCGTTGCCATTAATTATAGAAATCTACTATCCGCTCCGAGCACTCTTCGCATGGACTATATCCCATTTCTGAGAGATCATACATCCGCATCTGGTGCACGTCTTCATCTTTTATTTGTGGACACTGCCTAAATAAGTGATACGTCTCTCCATCCTTCGTGAAGTAGGCGAGCGCCATGCTCTCGTCGTCATATTCGATCTGATCTTCCGAAAAGGTCACGGGCTCTTCGGTGTCGTCATCAGTATCGATACCCAAGATACTATAAATCCCTCTCTGGAACGTGAACACGATGAGGGCTATAGCAAGGAAACCAATGACATAACCAATGATCACACCAGCCACGCCAAATGCTTCTCTGATTTTGTTCATGTTACAGCTCCCTAATTAACCTAACCACGACGCCTTCGATCCGGACCGGGAGCTCCTCGACGTCTTCCTTCGTAAAGTATCTTGGACTAAAAACGTCCACATTGTCTCCCATCAGAAGCAGGCCGTCGGATCTGACTTCAGCTCTTTTGACTGTGGCCTCTTCACCGTTGATCTTAACCAGGGCGAGCTGCCGGGGGTAATCCAGGACAGACTGGGCCGTAATAACGACAACGTCGCCGTCCTGCAGGGTGGGCTCCATAGATCGGCCCTTGATCCGGAAGTATGACTGATCGGCTTCCAGATGGAAGGCAGCAGTCTCTGATGGGTATCCGTCGTTGATCCTGCCGTTGCCGGCTGCGGCTTCGTAGACAGGGAACGGGCTGTCGTCGTCCCATCCCATGAGATCTCCAGGAGAGATGTCAAGGGCGCTGGCGAACAGCATGATCTTGGACTGTGGGAGATCGACATCTCCGCGCTCAATTCTTGCGATCATACTTTTCCCAGAGTAGCCAGTCTTGGATGCAAGCTCAGCCTGCGACATATTCAGTTCATGTCTGCGTCTTCTGATGTTCTTATATAATTGAAGCATTTTCTCGGTCCTCTCTTTCAAGTATGTATATAATAGCACGTGGTGTAATTAAATTCAACAATTTTGTAAAACGTGTTGACACGAGATTAAACCTGTGGTATAAATAATTAGGGTTTAACGAGAGTAAACCTTACGAACGAGAATGACGCGGACGGGCCAATCCCTTATCTAACACTGTGAGGTGAGTACAAGGGTACACAAAGCGAATAGGTCCCCCAGAAGAGTAAGAGCGGGACTGAATAACAGCCGAAACCGGAGAGGCAATTCCGCGTCACACTTCATAGAAAGGAGATTGGCAATGGCAAACATCAATCTGCTGAAGAGCGTAATAGAGGAGAGCGGCATGACAATGGTCGCAATCTCTGAAAAATCAGGAATTAGCAGACAGACACTGTACAACAGAATGGACGGCGTCGGTGAGTTTACCGCGTCAGAAATCGTTGGTCTCACAAAGGCTTTGAAATTGAAAAAGTCTATGCGTGACCAAATTTTTTTGGCTTGAAGGTTTAATGAGAGTGAACCTGCGGCAATGAAAGGAGAATGAAATGAATTTCAACTGGGAACACTACGGGTGGATGGTTGAGAAGGCCAGAGGCGAAAGTACTAACAGATTAAAGAGCTGGATCTGGGCAGCCGTTACGTGTGGCCAGCCGATCCCCGGATGCATCAGTGTGGACGCCTGTCGGATGGCACTGATCGAGAGGGGCGAGGATGGAAAAGGTTATCACGAATCATAAAGGAGAGAATGAAATGACAAAGTACAAGGTAATCGCAACGAGCTTAGGCGGAACAGTGAGAGAAATCCTCAACGATCTCAGCTATGAAGAGGCTCTCGACTTTTGCAGAGCGGAGCGCTGGGTCATGGATCGTGGCTACATCTGGGATCTTGATATCGAAGAGGATGACGGGGACGATTCCTGGAACGACGATCTGCAGGAGGCCTTCTCAGAGGGCTGGGCAGACTATGCGGGATATTAAGGGGGACGACATGGACAAGATCACACTGAGCGCGGCAGAGGCTGCGGAGTACATCGGCATCAGTGATAAGAAGATGTGCGAGCTCCTGGACCAGGGAGACATCCCGGCCGCACGGTTCGGTCGGAATTGGAAGATCGTCAGGAAGCAGCTCGACGCCTGGATTGAGGACCGGGCGATCAGGGAGACAAAGGAAAGGAGAAGGATGTATGAACTTAGGGAAGAAGATAGTTAAGACAGTGATCGAGGTATTGATCCTGAGCTCGATGATCTGGGCGCTCATGCTGTCGGTGGTGATTAAGTACGGAGGTTTCTGATGGGACAGTGGAAGGTTATCAACGAGAAGACGTTCCTGTATCCGGACGTCGCAACAAGCCGCATCATAGAGTGCGAATCCTGCGGATGGAAGACAGCCACGTGGAAGACAGACATCTATGCATTCCCGCATAACATGTGTCCACAGTGTGGGGATAAAAAAAGCGCGCCGTGTGTGGAAGCCGAACGCGCTGGTCAAATTAACCATAGTGATTATATCACGGAGAAGGAGAGAAGACAATGTGGTACTGCGAAGACTGCGGAAGAGAAATCGAAGACGACGAGATCTGCAGGATCTGGGACGGGGCATATCCGGAAGAGGAGCGATATGAGTTTCAATGTCCTTACTGCTACTTTGAGGACGTTGAGGAGATATGTTGAGGCATTGACGACGACGAGCTGGGATGACCTGGACCGGATCTGGGTCGTGGACGGGGACGCTGAGCTGATCCGGGAAGAGATCCCGGAGCATGTGTTCAATGAGATAGGAGAGTGAAATGTTTAAGAAGACTTGGAAAGAAATGAAGGCCATCGATGTTATCCCTTACTGCGATTGCAGGGACGAAAAGGGGGAGCAGATCTACTACTTAAACTGGGCGAAGTGTGTTGAGCTCCTGCACGAAAACGGAGCGGATGTGGTGTACTTCGAGCCGCTGATCAATGAGCGGACCGGGAGCACGCTGTTCATGACAGATCAGGTGTACACCGATAAATACGATGTGACGAACCGCTGCTACGAAGTGAGAGTCAAGATCGTGATCGACGATATCGAGTACGTGCAGAACTATCCGCTGATGAACGGTGTGAATCCGGTCAAGGATAACTCCATCAACCAGCTCCGGATCAGCAATGCACATGCGAGAGCATTCGTCAAGGGTGTGGCCATCCGGACCGGCCTGGGCTTCGGACTGTGGCTCAAGGAAGACGAGACGGTCAGACAGGAGCAGAGCTTCGATGACTATGTGGATCAGAAGATCGAGAAGTATTATGTCAAACTTGCGGAGCTCGTGACACAGAAAATCCAGGGCGGTGCAGACGTTGCCGGTGCCCTGGGATATGACGACTTCGACGCGGTCAAGGCGGACATCACATCCTGCTGCAACCGGCTGAAGGGAATCGAGAAGAGGGTGATGATGCTGTGATCAAGGATCAGAAGCGAGAAGGTTGGATCGGAGCGAGCGACAGCTCATACGTCACAGGGAACTGGAAGACAGAGAGCTTCCGGAAGTGGTACAAGTCGAAGCTCGGACTCACGCTGTATGAGCGGAAATTCAACAATAAGTACACCCTGGCCGGCACGTACTACGAGCATGCGATCCTGATGGCGATCGATCCGCGGATGATGATGGACGCACAGATCACGAAGCCAGAGCTGGGCCTCAGAGTTAACTATGATGGGATCCTGGGCGACACGATCTACGAGGTCAAAACGCACCAGGGGTCAAAGGAATTTAAGGTCACAAAGGCATACTGGCGGCAGGCTCAGGTCGAGATGTTCGCGGCGGATACAACGAAACTGTACGTGGTGTCGTATCCGCTGCAGGACAAGAATTATGACAACTACTTCATCCCGATCAATAAGGGATCGCTCCGGTTTACCATGGTGGACTACGACCAGGAGTGGATCTATGGCGAATATCTGCCGAAGCTGAAGTATATGACGGAGTGTATCAAGCAGGGGAAGTACCCGCAGGGGGCCGAATTTGAGGTACAGAACATCCAAAGTGTCAAAGGCATGCGACATATCGATGAAGGTAAAAAAATCTGTTTACGAACGGGATAACGGTCGCTGCGTGGTGTGCGGTGCTCCCGGTTCTCCCAATGCTCACTACATCCCCAGGTCCGCCAGTGGACTTGGGATCGAGCAGAACGTGGTCACGCTGTGCTACGAGCATCATGAGCAGTTTGATCACGGTGACGGGGAGACGATGGCCGGCATTGCGGAAGTGATCCGGACATATCTGCAGGAGCACTATTCCGATTGGAACGAAGAGGATTTGTATTACAAGAAATATGGAGAATGAAATGAATGGATACGATTTATTCCAGGAGAGGGACCGGCTGCAGAGAGAGCTCTCTGGCGCCGTACATCAGATGGCTCGATATGGGAACGATCTGGCTGCTGCCGAAGCGGACTATAAGACCGAGCTCGCGCAGACGGCATTAAAGCTGAAGGCGGACGGCATGGCTGCGACGATGATCAACCTGGTGGTGTACGGTACGGACAAGGTGCCGAAAGTAAGACTGAAAAGGGACATTGCGGAAGTCATGTACAAGTCAGCACAGGAGAACATCCAAAGCCTGAAGCTCCAGATCCGCGTCCTGGAAGCACAGATTGATCGAGAGTGGGGACAGGCCAAGAGGAGTGTGTGATGCGAACAGGATGGTTCAAGTTTTATCGCAAGGCACTCGACAATCCAATCATAAAAAAGGACGCCGATCACATAGCTATATGGGTGTGGCTGCTGACAGAGGCGGCATTCGAGCCACATCAAAGGATGTTCGGAAAAAAGAAGATCACACTGCAGCCGGGACAGCTTCTGACCAGCGCACAGTACATGTCAGGGCAGTTACATGTGTCGGAAAGTAAAATAAAACGCGTCTTAAATGAGTTTGAAACTGACCGACAGATTGAACAACAGTCAAGACGCTACGGACGGCTGATTACAATTGTTCGGTGGACTGAGTATCAAGACGATGACCGACAAGACGAACGACAAGTGAACGACGAGTGGACGACGAGTGAACGACGAGTGAACGAAACAAAAGAAGATAAAGAATGTAAGAAGGAAAGAAGTATAGATAATATCAAAGATATTATTCGCAATCCTGACGGATCGCAGAGTGACATCCAGCAGGTCGTAGATGCGTGGAACGAGCTTCCTGTAACTCACATCACGAAGGTTGGATCTGGGACCAGAAGACACCGGATGCTGAAGGCGCGGCTTGGCGAGTATGGATTGGACGCCGTAATAGAAGCCATTAACCTTGTATCGCAGTCTCCGTTTCTCTTGGGAAGAGTGAGCGACTTTGTGATCACGTTTGACTGGTTCGTGAAACCGAATAACTTCGTCAAGGTGTACGAGGGAAACTACAGCAATCGTGAAGGAACAAGGCACGACGCGATCAAGGATTTCATGGGGGGTGAAAGTAATGACGAGAGCAGAATTTGGTAGGCTCGTCACAGTGATCCGGGGAGTCTACAGAGATAAGGACTTCCTGAGTGATACGGAAGTCGCGGAGATCTGGTACAGCATGCTCAAGGATCTGACCTATGAGCAGGCGAAGATGGCGGCCACGAAGCATGCAATGACCAGCAAGTGGGCACCAAGCATCGCAGATCTCAGAGCACAGGTCGTAGATATCCAGGCAGATAAAGCAGACTGGGCCGACGGCTGGGAAGAGGTTCTGCGAGCGATCAGGCGGCACGGGATCTACAACGAGGAAGCTGCCCTGGAATCAATGTCACCAATGACGAGAGAGGTCACCAAGAGGCTTGGCTGGAAGCAGATCTGCATGTCAGAGATGGACGAGCTCACAGCTATCCGGGCAAACTTCCGGATGATCTATGAGCAGAAGGTGAGCAAGGCCCGCGAGGACGCAGCGCTGCCGCTGGACCTGCAGGAACAGATCGCCAAGCTGACCGACGGCGGGCCGATGAAACTGGAGTACGACATGGAGTGATGACATGGGAACAAAACGAAATTCCGAGAACATGAGCAAGCGGAAGGCGAAGATACACGTCACTGGATATGCGAGGAAGCAGGCTGTGGAAGACATGATGCTGAGGGCATGCTGCAACGACGTGTACGCTGTGGACTCCATCATGGCAGGTGTTGGATACGCCTACGAGGATGGGTGCATCGCGATCGTGAGCACGAATGGATACGTGAAGATGCCGATCGAGAGCGCACGGATCATGGCGTCGGAGCTCCTGGATATCGTGGAAGACATAAAGGATCTGAGGAGAATGGGAGCACAGGTATGAGCTTTGAATGCTGCGTCGAGTGCAAGAAGCGGCACACCGGATGTCACAGCGAATGCGAGGAGTACATCTCGGCGGTCCGGGAGAATGAACGGCGCAAGGAAGTAATCAGGAAGGGCAAAGGCCACGAGACTATGATGGACGACCTGGAATGGGTCAGGATTCACGGAAGGGGGAAGTAATGCCGAACGACGGACGGATAGTGCTCTGTCCATACTACAGCAGCACGACAAAGGCAAAGATCGTATGTGAGGATGTACCCAGGAGATTCCGGTACCGGAAACATGCGGAGAGATGGCTGGACAAATACTGCTGCGCGGACTGGAGCACGTGTATGTATGCAAAGGTACTGACAGAAATCTACGAGAAGGGGGGAGACATGACGCAGCACACTATCGACGAGCTGAAGAGAGAGATCCACAAGGCGGACACCAGGATCGGCCGGCAGGAAGCTCAGATCAGAGCACGGGACGAGCAGATCAAGGAGCTCCGGAAAAAGAACCGCGTCCTGGAAGACCGGGCGAGCAAGATGAGCATATCTGTGGATCGGCTGGCACAGTTAGAAAGAGAGCTGTTCAGCTTGTCGGCTGTATATGAATGCAGGCTCGCATACATGATCGATCAGTATGCTGGCGGAAGCGTGCGTGAAGACGACATGATGGAGTGGGCAAAAGGGAAAGAGTACGCTGTGCTCGCATATGAAGAAGACGGCGGAACCGTTTGGAAATCAGTTTGGAGAGAGGTGAAGGATGATAATGCCGATCAAGATGACGTTGGAGCTGGTGCCGCGGACGAAGAAGAACAGCCAGCAGATAGTGAAGGCGGGCGGGAAGACGATAATCATTCCGAGCAAGACGTACAAGGAATATGAAAAGGCCGCCGGCTGGTACATCAAAGGCAAGGGGATCAAGATCGATTATCCGGTGAATGTGAAGGCGATCTACTACATGCCGACGAGACGGAAGGTCGATCTGGTCAATCTGCACGAGGCACTCTGCGACATCCTGGTGAAGTACGGAGTCGTGGCGGATGATAACTGCAGGATCATCGCGAGCATGGATGGCTCCAGGGTGGAGTACGACAAGGAACGTCCGCGGACGGAGATCTGGATCACGAAGAAGGAGACGAAATGAGAACGGAAATCAAAAGTATAAATGGGATGGTCACGACAGAGAGCAAGACGCGGCCGGCAAGGATCATTGTGAGATTCACATCGGATCACGTGGGCGAGACGTTATCCCTGTCGGATAACGACAAGATCATGATCAGTGTACCGTTTGAGGCAGTGAAGCCGATTATCGAGAAAGCGAGGAAGAAATGAAAATCAATGAGATGGCGATCATGGTGCATCGCAATGCAGTAGATCACGGATGGTGGGATGAGGAGCGGAGCATCCCGGAGATCATAGCTCTGTGTCACAGCGAGCTGTCGGAAGCCCTGGAAGAATACCGGAACGGGAAGCCGATGTGCTATGAGGGCGAAGGCGGCAAGCCAGAGGGGATCGCGATTGAGATGGTCGACTGCATGATCAGGATCATGGACTGGCTGGCGCGTGAGTCGATGGACATCGAGATGCTCCTGGAGATCAAGCACCGTTACAACGTGGGCCGGCCATACAAGCACGGCGGGAAGGTGATCTGATGGTGATGACCAATGAGGCTGCGGCGAGGATCCTAACGGATTATCTTCTGCACGACCTGGGCCAGGTACAGAACGGCCAGATCGGTCCAGCCATAATGGTGGCCCTGGAAGAGATGGAGAAGCTCAGGAAGATCCGCGGGGTCATGGGCAGGCAGATCGATACGACATGTAGGACCTGCAAACATGCAAGGGAAACTGCCGGTAGGGTGATGTGCCCGGTACTGGGGAGATCTATGCAGCCAGAAGATTACTGCAGTTACGGGGAGAACAAAAATGTATGAGTGCTTTCATTCCACAAGATGAAGAAAAGTAGTTTGAAAATGAAAATGGTATCAGTGAGCAAGGATGCTCTGATAAGAAAGAATAAGAATTATAAACCAGGCAAGGTGCAGAGAATCGTGAGCGAGTTCATTGCATCGAATAAAGATGTCGTGGAAATCCAATACGGGGAAGACGAATACTTAACACCATATTCCTGCACATGGGCGTTGACTACGGCGATCAAATCCATGAAGGTGGCGAGCTCGATCAAAGCTGTGACGATAGATGGCCAGTGTTATCTTTACAGGAAGGACAAGATCGATGATTAGTGTGATGATCGTGACTGGGATCCTGTCAGCGATAGTAATAACAGCAGGCACGGCGGTCCTGGCGGCTGCCGTTGCCCTGACAGATTTACATGAGCGGTTAAAGCAATGGATAATGCATAAGATTTGGTGGTGATGAAATGAAAATCGAGAGGAACGATATAAGGATTACGCTTAAAGATGTCTGCAATGGTGAATGCTTTGAGTATAACGGCAACATATACATCAAGTTAAGTGTGTTAATCAATGATGAATTAAGCGGTGGATATTACACATGCGTAAACCTATCCAACGGCAAGCCTTTAGCGTTATGTCTTGCAACAGATATTATCCCTGTCAATGCAAAGGTGGTGATTGAATGAGCGTGAGAAAGTTGGCGTATGATGCGGACACCTGTGATGGTCAGCCGTGTTGTGGAGATTGTGATGAATGCGAAATCAGAGAAGAAGCGTTAGAGCACAAGGCGTATGTTGAAGAAAGCACAGAACCATCGGTGCTTGATGCATACAGGTTCGATGCATGGAGGAACAGATGACAAGAGAAGAAGCAATCAAATACATCAAGTCAAGATGTATAGGGTCTGCTGAAGAACGTGACGGAACTCAATGGTCAGAAGCTATGTGGATGGCAATCGAAGCACTGCAGTGTAACGAGATGTGCGAAGAATGTCGGAATGCAATGAATGAAATGATAGCGAAGATACAGAAAAAAATTGCAGAGGGACCGAAATGCAAACAATGCCTGCATAATCCAGAGCACCCGTTTACAACAAATCGTTCAGTAGAGCAGAAGACGGGGAAGTGGATAAAATACGACTCTACTTATCGCACAGCAATCTGCTCACGATGCGAAAAGGTAACCATGTTTGAAACGTGGGATGGCAAGGTAAGACCTTATGACTTCTGCCCCAACTGTGGGAGTCGCAATGTTAGAGAGGATGGTGAGGAAGAATGAGCATGGACATCGGAAAAGATTTGCAGAACGCATTTGACGAAGGTTACAAGCAAGGCAGATATGACGAGATGGTAGAGACAGAAATGTCATTACCAAAGTGGATTCCAGTAAGCGAGAAGCCGAAAGATGAAGAGAGAACCTACCTCGTTCAACTTGATGGTGGTGGGATGTGTTCTTGCAGATGGACAAATGCGAATCCATTTTGGACAGAACTTACCACAGATTGGCATTGGAACATATTTGACATTCCTCAATATTGCAAAGTGGTAGCATGGATGGATTTGGAACCGTACAGAGAGGATGGTGAAGCATGACGATAATTGAGACTATCAGAAGAACCGTACCGAATAACGATGACGGACGGTTATACATCAAGAAGTGGTCAGAGAAGTATGACGAAGATTGTCAGCCTTACAAGGTTACCGAAACCACCGCAGGTATCACGATTGAGGTATCAAGATGGATGGAGTTAGGACAATGCGTGATGAAGCAAGCACAAGGTTGAGAGGATGGTGAAGCATGATTAACATCGACAAGGAAAACTTCGCAACGCTGTGTATCTGTGCTATCAGATATTGTCATGGACGCAAGACGTATATGCCAAGCCTTGTGATGGAGATAGTCGGAAAGCACCTGTCGGAGTTGAGCGACAGAGACATCAAGGTTATGTATGACGATTGCAGATTTATGAATATATCGGACTATGGCGATGAAGTCATTGATAAACCTAATTGGCTCCTGTGGGAGAAGACGCTGAAGAAAGAACTGAAAAGGAGAGAGGAGGCCGAGGATGAATGACAACATAAACCATCCGTCACACTACACGGACGGAAACATCGAGGTCATTGATTACATCGAGGACAAGGGATTCGGATATCACTTGGGCAATGCGATCAAGTACATCAGCCGGGCCGGGAAGAAGGACCCATTGAAGGAAACCGAAGACCTTCGGAAGGCTGTGTGGTACATCGAGAGATACATCGAACTGAAGGAGGGAGAGCAATGACAGAGGCAATCACATTCATGGTCGGAATAGGAACAGGCGCGATCATATCATCGCTGGCTATGCTGGTGGCCCTGGCCACAGACTGGATGAGGAGAGAAGAATGAAAGTCACAAAGCATGAGCAGTCACTGATCCACATTGTCATGGAGATGTGCTACGAGCAGGGCATTGAAGAGGGGCGTAGGCAGGCCATGGAAGAGATCAGGGCGATGAAGAAATCGGACAACGACCTCGTCCATAGGCCGGCAAAGAACACCTGCGCGGATGATTGGAGACGGACATGAACATCTGGCTGGCAGGATTTCTGATCGGACTCGTGATCGGAGCTGCAGGCATCATGGTGCAGTGGCTCGTCGCGAATACGCTGGATCAGCAGGAGCGCGAGGCCGTATGGATTCTGAATCTGAACGGACCGAACGCGGACGAATCGGTGTGGATCTGTTCCAGATGTCATGCGACATTCCAGGATCCGTCAGAGTTTAGGCATTGTCCGCATTGCGGAGCGAGAATAAAGACAAGGAAGGAGAGAAAGTATGAATCAGGTAATTCTTATTGGACGTATTGGAAGAGATCCGGAGACCAGGTACAGCGGAGAGACGGCGGTATGTAGATTCTCCCTGGCTGTGGACGACGGGTACGGTGAGGATAAGAAGACATACTGGCCCAGCATCGTGTGCTTCAAGAGGACCGCAGAGGTCGTCGACAGATACGCACACAAGGGATCAAAGGTGGCTGTGTCCGGTAAGCTCACGACAGGATCTTACAAGGACAAGGAAGGCAGGACGGTGTACACAACGGACATCGTAGCGAATCGTGTAGAGCTCC